CAGGCAATCAGGGCGCAGCCTCCGCCACAGGCAATCGGGGCGCAGCCTCCGCCACAGGCAATCAGGGCGCAGCCTCCGCCACAGGCAATCGGGGCGCAGCCTCCGCCACAGGCGATCAGGGCGCAGCCTCCGCCACAGGCGATCAGGGCGCAGCCTCCGCCACAGGCAATCGGGGCGCAGCCTCCGCCACAGGCAATCAGGGCGCAGCCTCCGCCACAGGCTATCTGGGCGCAGCCTCCGCCACAGGCAATCAGGGCGCAGCCTCCGCCACAGGCTATCAGGGCGCAGCCTCCGCCACAGGCAATCGGGGCGCAGCCTCCGCCACAGGCGATCTGGGCGCAGCCTCCGCCACAGGCTATCAGGGCGCAGCCTCCGCCACAGGCTATCAGGGCGCAGCCTCCGCCACAGGGAAAGCCGGTGTGGCGCTCGCGGCCGGCCTCGAATGTAAAGCAATGGGCGCGCTTGGCTGCGCAATCTGCTGCGTCGAGCGAGGCGAATGGGACGGAGAGACGTATCCGATCATCGCTGTAAAGGCAGCCATTGTCGATGGAGAAAAGATCAAGGCTGGAACATGGTACCAGCTGAAAAGCGGCGAATTTGTGGAGGTAGAGTAAATGCTTGATACAATCTCCACTGTGAAGATGAGCCGCGAAGAATGGCTTGAGGAACGCAGAAAGTCCATCGGAGGGAGTGACGCGGCAGCTGTTATCGGCATGAGCCGCTTTGCAAGCCCGTACACGGTATGGATGGACAAGACTGGGCGTCTTCCGGAAAAGGAAGACACAGAGGCTATGCGGATCGGCCGAGATCTCGAGGAGTATGTTGCGAAGCGTTTTGAAGAAGCGTCTGGGAAAAAGGTGCGGCGCTGCAACTACATCATTCGGAACCCCGCGTATCCGTGGGCGCACGCAGACATTGACAGGCGAATTTCCAGCGAAAATGCAGGGCTGGAATGCAAGACAACCTCGACGCTTGACATTCGGCAGTTCAACGGCGTGGATTTCCCAGAGAAATATTATTGCCAGTGCGTGCACTATCTGGCTGTCACTGGCCTTGACCGTTGGTATTTGGCGGTTCTCGTATTCGGGCGCGGATTCTTTACATACACGCTCGAGCGCGACGAGGCGGAAATCTCCGCGCTGATGGAGGCGGAGAAGCTTTTCTGGCGGTGCGTCGAGGAAGACACCCCGCCTGCACCGGACGGCTCGGAGGCGACGACGGACGCGATCAGCACGGTTTATGCCGATAGCAACGGCGAACAGCTTGATTTGTTCGGGCGTGAACAGCTGCTTTCCGAGTATATGCAGATCAAGCGTCAGGCGGCGGCACTGGCGGAGCGCAGCCGCGAGATTGAAAACACAATCAAGCTCGACATGGGCACGGCAGAGCGGGCCGCCTGCAACGGTTACAACGTCTCCTGGAAGCAGCAAAACCGGCAGACGTTCCAGCCCAAAGTCTTTAAAGAGGCATACCCGGATATCGATTTGACGCCGTTCTATAAAACGGTGCAGGCCCGGCCATTCAAAATTACAGAAATGAAACAGGAGGAAGAATCATGAACAAAATCCAGCAGGCAACCTCGCAGACGGCAATGAAGGCACAGAGCGGCGGAAATCCGACAATGCAGCAGTATATCAAGCAGATGGAGGGTGAGATCAAGAAAGCGCTTCCCTCCGTTATGACGCCGGAACGGTTCACGCGGATCACGCTTTCCGCGCTTTCCACGAATCCAAAACTGGCGCAGTGTACACCGCAATCTTTCCTCGGCGCGATGATGACTGCCGCGCAGCTTGGCTTGGAGCCGAACACGCCGCTTGGGCAGGCATACTTGATCCCGTATTGGAACGGGAAGCAGAACCGTCTTGAATGTCAGTTCCAGCTTGGGTACAAAGGCATGATTGATCTTGCATACCGCTCCGGCGAGATCCAGACGATCCAAGCACAAGTCGGACACTCAAACGACACGCTGATTGCCGAGTACGGCACGGAATGCAGCCTGAAATTTATCCCGAAGCTGAACGGAGATCGCGGCGACCCGGTGAACGTCTGGGCGATGTTCAAAACAAAGGACGGCGGCTACGGCTTCGAGATCATGACGCTGGACGATGTTCGCGCCCATGCGCAGAAGTACAGCAAGGCATACGGCTCCGGCCCGTGGCAGACCAATTTCGAGGAAATGGCGAAGAAGACTGTCCTGAAAAAGGTTCTTAAATACGCGCCGATGAAGTCCGAATTTGTTCGGCAGATCGCACAGGACAGCACAGTCAAGACGGAGATCAGCGACGATATGTTCAGCGTTCCTACTGTTGTCGCAGATGCGGAAATGGTAGACAATATGCCTGTTGACCAGACTACAGGTGAGGTCATGGAGGGCAACGCAAATGCTGAATAAAATCGTCCTGATGGGCCGCCTGACCCGTGACCCGGAGCTTCGGCAGACGCAAAGTGGAAACTCCGTTGCATCCTTCACGCTTGCCTGCGACCGCGATTTCGCGGCGCAGGGCGCGGAGAAGGAAACGGACTTCGTGGATATCGTCGCATGGCGCGGCACGGCTGAGTTCGTCAGCAAGTATTTCTCAAAGGGCCGCATGGCTGTCGTTTCTGGCCGCTTGCAGATCCGCAACTGGGAAGACAAGGACGGGAACAAGCGCAAGACTGCCGAGATCGTCGCAGAAAGCGTTTATTTCGGCGACAGCAAGCGGGACGGGCAGAATGCTTCTGCCGCTGCACCGGCCTCTTCGGAGTTCAAGCCGCTGCCGAGCACAACGCCGGTTCCGTTCTCTGCGCCGGATATGCCGCAGATGGAGATCGGCGACAAAAACGAGCTTCCGTTCTGAGGGCTGACGGATGGGAGATAAAAGGGAATACGTCAAGCTGTGGCTGAGTTACAGGAGCTATTTCGAGGCGTACAGTGCCGCTGAGGTGGGGCGCTTGGTGCTGGCCGCGATGGATTATCGCGAGTCGGGAGCAGAGCCAGAGTTCAGCGGGAGTGAACGTTTCATTTGGCCTGCGATTCGACGGGACATTGACGAATCCGTAGCGGCGCAAAAGGCCGTCTCCGCGTCCAGAAGCGAGGCAGGAAAGCAGGGCGGTCGGCCTGAATCCGAAAAAGCAAATGCTTTTGACGAAAGCAACGAAAAGCAAAAAAAGCAAATGCTTTCCGAGGAAAGCAAAAAAAGCTATGGACAAAGGACAAGGACAAAGGAAAAGGACAAGGACAGTATTCTTTCCCCCCTTCCCCCCACACTGCGCGAATCCGTTGAAAAATGGGTGGCATACAAGGGAGAACGACGGGAGGAGTATAAGCCTGTCGGCCTGCAAAGCCTTGTCACACAGATCACAAAAGCCGCAGAGGAATATGGCGAGGCTGCAATGATCGACGTGATAACCCGCTCTATGGCCGCAAATTACAAGGGGATCGTGTTTGACTGGCTGAAAGAGGCCAGCACACGCCCTGCGGCGCTTGGCCGCGCTGCAAAGCCCGGCTACGGCGTGCAGGGGCACCACGACGAGCTGAATCCACTAGAACGCGCAGCCGTGGACAGAGTAATGGGGCCAGTGTCAAAGGGCGCCGCTCGGATGCAACATGGCGTACAGCGCCACGAGGACGAACTTGATGCGTTCCAGCTGGAGGCGGTCGAGCGAATGCTTGCGGAAAACAAGGAGGATAAAGCATGAGATTTGTTTGCGATTGCTGCCACGATCTGACGAACATCGAGGCCGACCGGATGGAGATCCAGGGCGACAAGCTGATGGTGTACAGCCGCGGGCGGCTGGTGTACGTTGCGGATCTCGGCCAGATCATGCTGGCGAAGCTGACGCCGACGGGAAAGGAAACAAAATGCTGACGCATCTGAGCCTGTTTTCCGGGATCGGCGGGCTTGATCTGGCTGCTGAGTGGGCCGGATTTACGACCGTCGGGCAATGCGAGTTTGCCGACTACCCGACGAAGGTGCTGGAAAAGCACTGGCCGGACGTGCCGCGCTGGCGTGATGTCCGGACGCTGACAAAGGAGAGTTTTTATGAGCGGACAGGCCTACGAACAGTTGACGTTATTTCCGGCGGATTCCCCTGCCAGCCCTTCTCCGTGGCTGGAAAGCAAAAGGGCAAAGGGGATGATCGATACCTCTGGCCGGAGATGCTACGAGTTATCACCGAGCTGCGCCCGCGCTGCGTTGTCGGTGAGAACGTACCTGGAATCATCAAGATTGCCGCCGGGCAGGTGGTCAAGGATCTGGAGCGTGCTGGCTATCACGTCGTCGTGTTTAATTTTGAGGCTGCGGCTGTCGGAGCTTGGCACAGGAGATCGAGAGTGTTTTTCGTTGCGACCGACGCCGAACACGATGGATGCGCTTCCGCCGAAATCGCCGGAAGCGCTGAAGAAGGAAATGACGGTATCGCGCCCAGGACGGAAGCAGCCGTGCAACCTGCGGGACTGGGTAGCTGTACAGGAGGGGGAGAGCCTGTGGCCGACGCCGCGTGCGAACGAATACAAAGACACGCTGCAATCTGTGCCGCCAAGCCGGCAGAAAGATCCGGGAAAATGCAATCTGACGCAGAGAGTGGCAATGGAGCGGATGTTTGCAACACCGTGTGCGCGCGATTACAGAACAGGGCAGCGGAAGCGGTACGAAAACCCGGCCCGCGCGAACAACATCAACGATCAGGTTGGTGGGCAGCTGAACCCGACGTGGGTAGAGTGGCTCATGGGATTCCCGCCAGGGTGGACAGACTTAAATGCCTCGGAAACGCTGTAGTGCCGCAGCAGGCATACCCGATTTTTAAGGCACTGAAGGAGGAACTGGGCCGATGGACTTAGAACAAACCGCGATTGAGCGGCTGCGGTTTTCAGCTGAAATGTCCCTGCGGGTATACAAGCAGCCGCTTGTGATTACCTACTCGGGCGGCAAGGACTCGGACGTGCTTTTGCATCTGGCGGGCAAAGCCGGTATCCAGTATGAGGTTTTGCACTCGCTGACCACGGCGGACGCGCCGGAGACCGTCTGGCATGTGCGGGATACCTTCCGCCGCTTGGAGCTGGCAGGCGTAAAATGCACCATCGATACGCACCGGACGCCGGACGGCGGGAACGTGACGATGTGGAATTTGATTCCGCGCAAGCTCATGCCGCCGACACGTTGGATGAGGTACTGTTGCTCGGAGCTTAAAGAGGGCGGCGCAGGAAACAGATTTATTGCAACCGGTGTGCGCTGGGCAGAATCAGTGAAACGGAAGAACCGCGGTGCGCTGGAAGTTTTGCATTGGGATATATCAAAACGCCTAACACTGATGAACGACAACGACGAAAGCCGCAGGATGATGGAGAATTGCCAGCTCAAAGGGAAACGGATTGTAAATCCAATCATTGACTGGACGGACGCTGACGTTTGGGGGTACGCGAAAGAGGAAGAAATCTGCATGAATCCGCTGTATGAATGCGGATGGAAGCGCGTGGGGTGCGTCGGGTGCCCAATGGCAAGGAAACACAGAAGCACGGAGTTCTCGCGCTATCCGAAGATCAAGGCGGCGTATGTCCGGGCGTTTGACAGGATGCTTACGGAACGGCGCAAGCGAGAACTTCCGTGCGCGTGGCAGACGGGCGAAGACGTGATGCACTGGTGGATGGAAGACGGCGTGCTGCCGGGACAAATGGTTCTTGAAGGAATGGAGGAGGACACGCTATGACAGACAAGGAAATCGTGCAGGCGCTGCGGTGCTGCGCGAAGGGGCTTGGACACGACGACGCGTGCGAAAACTGCAAGGTCGGAGAAATCCAAGATCGGCGGGAATACATCGAGTTTGCGGCTGCTAACGTGATCGAGCGCCTGACCGCCGAGAACGCGGCGCTGCGGGAGAAAGTGCCGCAGTGGATTAGCGTGGAGGACAGACTGCCGGAGGCTTGGAAAGACGAAGACGGCGTACTTGTAAATTACATGATTTACACCCCAGAGTTTGGTGCAGATATTGGCAACTATCACGCGAAGGGCAAAAGATGGTTGTGCATGGCGATACCGTGCACTGTCACCCACTGGATGCCGCTGCCGGACGCGCCGGAGGAAGGAGAAAAGGCATGATAGCTGTTTTAATCAGCATCCGCCCGGAGTGGTGTGAGAAGATCATCAACGGGCAGAAGGCGATCGAGGTGCGCAAGACGCGCCCGAAGATGGATACGCCGTTTAAGTGCTATATCTACTGCACGCAGAGCGCTGATATGCTTTGGATTTTGAAGGAAAGGGAACGGTATCTCCATCCTGATAAAATAGCGGATGTTTTCAAGGCTGCTAAATGCGGCGGAGCATATCGGGGGAATGGCAAGATCATCGGTGAATTTGTATGCGACGACATTTTTGAAAGGATCGTCAGAGTAGGAGCAATCTGTGAACCGCCGAAATATTGCATCTGCGATTGGAACATGGACTGCACACCACTTGATACGCTTCTTGCGGATGCCTGCCTGACAAAAGACGAGCTGGAGAAGTATCTGGACGGCGGCGTCGGCTACGGCTGGCATATATCCAACCTCAGGATTTACGACACCCCGCGCGAACTGCGGGAATTTTACGCTGTGCCAAATGAGGTAGAGGTAGCGCTCAAGGCAAAACCAAAGCCAATCACCCGCCCGCCGCAGAGCTGGCGGTATGTGGAGGAAGAGATATGGAACGACTGACTAAATGGAACGAATCATCGTATAAACACGCCTATTATCCGCGCTGCTTCAAAGAACCGTGCTACGGCAGCGGGTGCAAAATCAAGGATTGCCCGTTTGAAATAGCGGTGTGTGAGCGACTCGCGGCATACGAGGATACGGGGCTGACGCCAAAAGAGGTAACTGCGCTAGGAGAGCTGTTCGATTACGCGCTGAAAGAATCAAAAACGCTGACTGAGCAGCTTACATTGCTCAAGCACATCCGCAAGCTTGCCGAGGCCGACAAGGACGGAAGAGTTATTGTTCTACCTGCCAAAAAAGGAGATACACTGTATGCCGTGACTAGGTTTGGCGTTGAAAAACGAGTTGTAAAAGAAATTGCAGCGCCATTTTTCTACAATACTTACGAAAGTAGTGATAGGGCAGCGCTCTCAACCGATATTAGAAATTTTGGTAAGACCGTTTTCCTCACCCACGAAGAAGCCGAGAAGGCTTTGCAGGAAATGGAGGGCAAGAAAGATGGCTAAATACATCACAAAAGCCCAGAGGGAGGAGATTGAAGACGCCAGCGCTTTCGGCGTGGAAGAGGTGCACGATCTGCTCAAAAAGTATGCAGGGATCGAGGCACGGCCTTATACCGCATATCTGTATTTTGATGAGAACGGGGATTTCCTGGCCTGCAGCGACGAGACGGACGTTGACGAGCTGCTGGAAAAGGCATATGTGGAGGTGCGGGACGATGGGCCAACATAAACACAACCCGGTCGCCATTGCGGCGGCAAAAGGCGAGCTGCCGCCGAAGAAGCGAGAGCCGCAGCTGACCAAGAGGCAGGCGGAGCGGCTTTTGAAAGCGGAAATCCTGAGTAGATGCACACCGCTTCTTGCATTGCCGTATGAAATGCAAAACAGAATCGGAAGGGAGTATATGGATTATGACTGATTATATCAGCCGCGCGGAGTCGCTGGAAGATTTTGAAGCCTGCAACGCAAGGAACCCGAACTGGACGCCTACGCGGGTAAAAACGCTTCTGCTCCGCCTGCCCGCTGCCGACGTTGCGGAGGTGGTGTATGGGCAGTGGGAAGGTGAGGGCGACGGATACGCAGACGGCGAGATTGTGCTTGATGTGTGGCATTGCTCTCAATGCGGATACTGCATCGACGACGGCACGGATAACCCGGATTGCCTGCCGAAACACTGCCCCGGCTGCGGGGCGAAGATGGATGGTGCTGCCGAATGAGCGGGCTGCGGTTTGCGCGCGGCAGTGCGAAAGGAGGAAAGCTGATGCAGGATTGCTGCTTGACATGCAAAAATCTGGAATACAGAAAGAACTACGTTTATCCGTATCGGTGCTTGAAACACAAGGCGGAACGGTTCTCGGAGAAGGAATTGGAACGGAGGTTCTTTCCCAGAGAGGAATGCAAAGACTTTGAACAAAGGAGGTGGCCTGATGGGAACGATTCTGGCGATTGACCCCGGTAATATCAAATCTGGCTATGTGGTGGTTGAGCACGACGGCGAAGAAATTCGCCGCGTGCTGGAGGCCGGGAAGAAAGGTAACAATGAGCTGCTGCCGATGCTTGAGCGGAAGCTTTACGGGAATGGCCATGACGTGGCAATCGAAATGATCGCGGGTATGGGCATGACGGTAGGCCAAGAGGTTTTTGATACCTGCGTCTGGATTGGGCGGTTCTGGCAAACCGTGTTGTGGCAGACTGGATATGGGCCGACGCGGATATTCCGCCGGGAAGAAAAACTGGATCTGTGCGGCTCGCTATCTGCCAAAGATGCAAACATCCGGCAGGCCCTCGTTGACCGCTACGCGCCCGGCCAGCCGAACTTCGGAAAGGGAACGAAAAAGGATCCCGGTTTCTTTTACGGCTTCTCTGCGGATATGTGGGCGGCGATGGCCGTTGCCGTGACGTATTTCGACAAGTACATAAAGGGGGTAAAGCTTTGAGCAAGACGCAGCGGAAGCCACCAAGACCGCCGATGCAGCTGACGTGCGATGCCTGCGGGAAAACGTTTATGCGCGCACCGTCGAAGTACAAGGCAAAATACAATTTTTGCAGCGAGGCGTGCGCATGGACGGCACATAGGGAAGCTGTGATGGGCCGGGCGGAGCGCGTGCAGATCCTGATTACACGATCAATCCCGGTATACCCGGAAATGCGGCCCGTTCGCGGGCGGATATATCCTGCCGAGAAATACAAATACAGGACAAACCGGACGGGCTACGTCGTCGAGGTGGGCGGCAAACGCGTATGTGTGAGGGTGGACGAATGCAGGGAAATCTAGGGCTTACACCGGTGCAGGCTCCGTGCAAAGGCTGTGCGGACAGGCACACCGGCTGTCACACGGACTGCACCCGATACATAGCATTCCGCCGGGAGGCGGACAGATACAAGCAGGAGCAATCAAAGGACGCGGCGAGATATGCAACGACAAGGGGCTGTATGCGGACGCTGCACGATGCGAACCGCGCAAAGCGGGAGGGGAGGCAACATTACTGATGAGCACGCCGCGATACGGCTGGTGGGCCTATGCAAAATGGATGATCCGCAGCTATAAGGGCGGCGGGCTGATGACGAAGGCCGAGCGTGCTGCCGTTGCGGATGCAATCGCAGAGACGGAACAGCTCGTTGACGGCGCGGAGCGACTCCGGCTCATAGATTTGGTTCTTTGGAAGCGGACGCATACCCTGCAGGGCGCTGCGATGGCGGTTTATGTGTCCGAACGCACTGCGCAGGAGTGGCACAGGCAATTTATTCGCCTTGTGGGGCAAAAAAGAGGGCTTTTATGAAAAAGTCTGCGTCCCAGAGCCAAATTTAACATTTACTATAAGGGCGTAGAGATCAACTCTACGCCCTTCTTCATCGGCACCGCAGCGTTCTGCGGAAACCTCCTCCTGTTCTCGTGTTCTCCGGTGTGAATAAATATATTTATTCACACACGGAGACACGAGAACGAAAGAATGAGGCAGAAAGGAGCGGCTATGGCGAGTTTGCGCGCCCTTGCACACAAGCTGCAAACAGCGCTCTTGTACCACGGAATCAAAATAAAAATCAATCAAATGCAGACCTATTCCGCGAAAAATGACAGGATGGTGACGAAATACATGGTTTACGAATATCGACCTGATGAAAAGCCGAAGAACGTCACTCTGCTGGAAACGTACCAGATTGCGGATGTGGTGAAGCTGCTGGCCGGACTTTACAGCGATGGCGGATGAAAAGCTTACGCCGAAGCAGAGACGATTCTGCGAAGAATATCTGAAATCCGGGAACGCGACAGAAGCAGCGAAAAAGGCCGGGTACAAAGAAACATCATGCAGAGTGATTGCGGCAGAAAACCTGTCAAAACCAGCTATTTCTGCGTATATAAAGCGCAGGCTGGACGAACAGGAAGCGGCGCTTGTCGCAGATTCCAACGAAATTCTGAAATTTTACACTGCCGTCATGCGCGGGGAGGTCAAAGACCAGTTCGGCATGGACGCATCGCTGTCCGACCGGCTGAAAGCCGGTGACAGTCTCATGAAGCGATACGCGGCAGCTTCCGACCGCAACAGGACGACAATGGAGAAGCTTGATTCGATGCTGAAGGAGTTCCAAGATGCTGTTAAGTCCGAAACAACGTGAATTTGTAAAATACGGGACGCATCGATGGAACTTCAAGGGCGGAGCCACCAGAAGTGGGAAGACTTACCTCGATTTTCGATGGATCATACCGATCCGGATTCGTGAGCGAATCGGAAAAGATGGTCTGGCCGTCATTCTCGGCGTAACAAAATCCACGATTGAGCGAAATGTGCTGGAGCCGATGCGGAACCTGTATGGCGATATGCTTGTCGGAACAATCTCCAGCGACAACACAGCGTGGATTTTCGGGGAAAAGTGCTATTGCCTCGGTGCGGAAAAGGTTTCTCAGGTGTCAAAGATCCGCGGCGCGTCGATTAAATATTGCTACGGCGACGAGGTCGCGGACTGGTCGGACGAAGTCTTCGCACTGCTAAAAAGCCGTCTTGATAAGGAATACTCCTGTTTTGATGGGACGTTCAATCCGCAATATCCTGACCACTGGCTGAAAAAATTCCTCGATAGCAACGCGGATATTTTCAGCCAGACATACACGATCGACGACAATCCGTTCCTGCCGGAATCTTTTAAAGAAAATCTGAAAAAAGAATACGAAGGGACGGTTTATTACGACCGCTACATTCTCGGCCTCTGGAGAATCGCCGAGGGTCTGGTTTACCCAATGTTTGATCGGGCCAGAAACGTCACGAGTGAGCGGGGCGGGCCGGGGCGGTACTGGATCTCATCGGACTACGGCACACAGAACCCTACCGTCTTTGCATTGTGGCGGGAATATGGCGGCAAGGCCGTCATGGAGAAAGAATATTACCACAGCGGGCGCGAGAGCGGGCGGCAGAAGACTGACGAAGAATATTATCAGGATTTAGAGGCATTCGCGGACGGATACCGCATTGAGCGTGTCGTGCTCGACCCATCGGCAGCGTCCTTTGCCGAGTGCATCCGGCGGCACGGAAAGTTTTCTGTATGGAAAGCAAACAACGCCGTGCTGGACGGCATTCGCTTCACGGGGGCCTGCATCAAAAGTGGCATAATCAAATTCCATGAGAGTTGCAAAAACGCGTTTCGGGAATTTGGCCTTTATAGCTGGGACAAAGACGCAGGCGAAGACCGCGTGATAAAAGAAAACGACCACGTGTGCGATAGTATCCGATATTTTTGCATGACCGTTTTGAGGAGAGAAATCAAGAAATGAGCCTTTTGACAAACATTCGAGGGTGGTTCCGGAATATGCTTTTCCCGCAGGCAGTGGCCGAGCGGGAATTCGGCGTATCTCCGGCAGTCAGCCCGAAGATGGAGCAGAATATAAGCCTCTGGTACGCGATGTTTATTGGAAATCCACCCTGGCAGACGTGCGATGTCATTGCTGTCGGGATTCCGGCAGCGATCTGCCGGGAGATTGCACGACCGACGCTGGCCGAGCTGACGGCCAACATCACCGGCAGCGCCCGTGCAGATTATCTGAAAAACTGCTTCGAGCGGGCGGAAGAGAATTTTCACAGCGCATTGGAGCTGGGGCTTGCGCTCGGCGGTGTAGCATTTAAGCCGTATATCTACGGAGAGCAGCTGCTGGTCGACGTGACCGGCGCGGCGGCGTTCCAGCCAACGAAGTTTGATCCCGCCGGGCGCTGCATCGGAGGCGTCTTCCGGGACAAGCCCGCGAAAGTGGGCGGGAAGTATTATATCCGCCTCGAATCGCACGAGCTGGACGGCACGACATACACGATCCGCAATAAAGCGTATTACAGCGACGCTTCCGGCACAGTCGGCGCAGAAGCGCCCCTGAACGCCGTCCCGGAATGGGCGGACATTCAGCCGGAGATCACGATCCAGAATATGAGCGGGCCGCTCTTCGCGTACTTCCGCCCGCCTGCGGCCAACACAACGGACGCAAACAGCCCCTGCGGAATGTCCGTCTACGGAGACGCGGCTACTGTGCAGCTGATCAAGCAGGCCGATGAGCAGTGGGAGCGCCTGCGCTGGGAATATCGCTCCAGCGAGCGCAAAGTCCTGATGGATGGCACGAGTTCGACTGCGGATATGTTCAACAAGCGCATGTTCGAGCTTGGGCCGTTCTCCACGTCCGGCGAATTCTTTCAGTACATCGAGCCGCAGATCCGCGACGAGGCGATTTACCGAGGCTTCCAGAACACACTCCGCCGCATCGAGTTTAACGTCGGGCTGGCCTATGGCGATATCTCTGATCCGCAGACCGTCGAGAAGACCGCGACGGAGATCCGCAACAGCAAGCAGCGCAAATATGTGCTGATCGACAGCATTCAGACGGCGCTTGAACATACGTTTGACAGCCTGCTCTACGCGCTCGATACATACGCGACGCTCTACAACCTCGCGCCTGCCGGGACGTACAGCATCGATTACAGCTGGGGCGATTCCATCCTGGATGATGCCGAGAAGAAAGAGCAGGAGCGGGCCAACGACCGGCTCGACCTCGCTGACGGTATCCTCAACGACTGGGAATACCGCGCGAAATGGTACGGCGAGGACGAAGCGACTGCAAAGGCAATGCTTCCGCGGGCGCAGGACATGGTAACTGAACAGCAACAGGAGGTAGAGTGATGGGCGGCAGAGGTGGAACCGGTGGCGGCATTGGGAGTCGAAACGCATCTTCTCCCGATTACAAAAACTCATACAATATCGAAATGGAGAACGCCCGTAGCTTTGAAGCTGCGTTTGCTATTGAAAGCGGCGCGACCAAAGAGACAACCGGCTATCAGATGTATGTCCACCAAGATGTTACCGGAAGAAGTCTGATTGCGGATACTCGCAAAGACATCGATGCACTAAAACGCGATTTGCGAGAGGCAAACCAAATGGGAAAGTCTTACGGTATGTCTCAAGCGTCCATTGATGGCATGAAAGCCGCATTGCGCGAGAAAATTTCTTTGCAGGAACGGGCGGTTACTGCTATGGAAGGCGCACGAGCAGAGTACGAAAGGTACAAACGGCAAGCGTCGGCAGGAAATGCAAAAGCAAAGAGGCGCGGCGGACAATGGATGTAAATGGAGAGATAATTCATGGGTGGACGCGGCGCAAGCAGCGGCATGAGCGAAAAGGGAAAGCCTTACGGGAGCGAGTTTAGGACGCTTCTAAAAGCTGGGAACGTAAAGTTTGTAAAGCAAAATGCGGCATTGAACGCAAAAGACCCATTGGAAACTATGACCAAAGGGCGCATTTACGCAACGATAAACGATGAGGGCAAAATCAATGCAATCAGCTATTACGGTGCAGATGGAAAGCGTGTAAAAACAATCAATCTTCTGCATAGCCATGAGCAATTCAAGGGAGTGCATACGCACATCGGGTATTATCACGATGAAGGCGGAACAAGAGCATTGACGGCAGACGAAAAGAAGCTGGTTGCATTCGTAAAAAAGGCTTGGTATAATAGGCATAGCAAGTAGTCGTATAGGGTGATTACACCGTGACTGCGGGAACTCCGGTTAGAATCCGGGCGCTTGCTATGCCGTAAGGTACAGAAATGTATCTTGCGGCATTTTTGTTTGCTGGGGGATTTATGATTAACTTTGAAAATCTCGACAAGTTCACATTCCCCGGAGTTGGAAAGTACGACATTCCGCAGATCGAGCCGGTCAAGGCATACCCACAAGGTGAGTTTATCCCCATAAATTACCATTACACCGCGAAAGACACGAAAAGCAAGATCGTGCATTTCTTCGTGGACGATTATCAATTCATCCGGTATTGGAACACGCCTGACAAGTACATTCCGCAACTGTCGCAGTTTGCGGCGGTTTGCGCGCCGGACTTCTCCACCTACACGGATATGCCGATGGCCATGCAGATATACAACCATTACCGCAAGCACTGGATGGCCGCATACTGGCAGCTTCACGGCATGACGGTTTATCCGACAATCTCATGGAGCGATGAGAATAGTTATGACTGGTGCTTTGACGGTGAACCTGTCGGCGGTGTTGTGGCGGTTTCCTCGGTGGGAACGCAGGCAAACGCTGAAAGCAAGCGCCTGTTCCTGCGCGGCTACGAAGAAATGATGAAACGGCTATCCCCGGAATGGGTGATATTCTACGGGAAAGTGCCGGAAGAATGCGACTGGAATTTGATACGGGTAAAGCCGCACTATGATGATATTGTGAAACGGAGGAAAGCAAAATGGGCGGACGTGGAGGCGCAGGCGGAGCTGGAGACCGCGGAAAATCCGGAAGAATCCCTGCCGGAGGCAGCAAAGATGGAACCATTATTGGAGGCAAGCCGAGGGAAATAGAATCCTATATGCGCGAAGCCAGAGGGTGGAGCCCTGCATACCATCACGACGAAATCTTGGAAGCGAAGACGGATGGAAACGGAAACCTGACATTCAGCTATGCAAAAGCGGATTCTTATGAAAAAACCGCAAAAACAAATAGAACTGTGAACACGAAGTACATAATTCAAGCCGGGGCAATAAACGGGGAAACGTTTGGTATTGACTGGTCTAAGGTGCAATCGATTTCGGGGCAAACGTACAATTTGCGCAATGTTGCAAAAGCCAATGGCTTATCATGGGATGGGAAGAAAAAGCAATGGCGGCGCAAGAAATAACAAATGAAATACCCATTTACTCCTGAATTACTTGACGCCCTCCCGGAAGAACTGGCAGAATTGTTCCGTGCTCTTGAAATAACGCTGCTGGAAGAAATCTGCTCCCGGCTTAAAGCTGCGGATGAGCTGAACGAGGTAACGGTGCAGGATATTCGGGCGCTGCGGTCACACGGCATCGACCTCAAGAAGATCAGAAAGGAGATCCAGAAGACGGCGGATATCGGCGAGGAAAAGCTGAACAAGCTGCTGGACGACGTTGTAGAGCGCAATCAGCGCTATTACAACGGCCTTATCACGCTGGCCGATGTGACAAAGCCTGACCGGCTGGTAGACGCCTCCGATATCGACGCGATCCGCAGGCAGACGCTCGGAGAATTCCGAAATCTGACGCAATCTTTGGGGTTTTTAGTGGACAATGGCCAGAGAATGCTTCCGCCTGCGCAAGCATATCAGTGGGCCCTAAATTCGTCAACGCTGCAAATTCAGAGCGGGGCGATCAGCTATAATCAGGCGATTGCCAACGCCGTCAAGCAGCTGGCAGAAAGCGGAATCAAAGTCGTAGACTATGAAAGCGGGCACACAGATCAAATCGACGTGGCCGCCCGCAGGGCCGTTATGACAGGTGTAGCGCAAATCTGCGACAAGTATTCCGACCAGTCGGCGGAATATCTGGATACCCGGTATTTTGAGATCACAGCCCACTCCGGCGCACGAGACAAGCCCGGCCCGTCCCCGTGGTCGAGCCATAAGGATTGGCAAGGGAAAATTTATTATAAAAGCGAAAACGGAGAGCCTGACCCGCTTGGGCAGTACAAGGATCTCGTGGAGACGACCGGATACGGCTATGCAGACGGCCTGACCGGAGCAAATTGCCGCCACTACAAACACGCATTTCTCCCCGGAATCATGGAGCCTACCTATTCCGAGGAGCAGCTGGAGCACATCGACGACGGCCTCGGCTGCGAGTTCGACGGAAAGAAATATACCGCATACGAAGCGACCCAGATGCAGCGCAGGCTTGAGCGGGCAATCAGAAACCAAAAGAAGCTGAAAAACGCCTATAAAGCCGCTGGTCTAAAGGACAAAGAGACTGCCGCAGCAGCCAAGCTGCGCCGCCTGAACACGAAATACCATGATTTTAGCAAGGCCGCAGGGCTGCCAGAGCAGCCGGAGAGAATGAAGGTGTTATATGATTGACGAAAAACTGAAAGCCGCCATTGAGCGGGCGCTTGCCGCCGGGTTCCGCGTTCAGCTGAAGCGCATGAAGGACGGAACAGTCAAGGCGCAGATCATCAAGGCGGAAGAATTGAAAAAATAATACAGATACCGCAGCGCAATCGAGCGCGCGGAATGGCACGATGAGCCACCTTGTAAGGATTTCTTACAGGTTGGCTCTTTTTGTTTTATCAAATCTTGACCGGCCCGAAGTCGCTAAACTACGGGGCAGCAGCGGACGCGACCCGCGAGAACAAAGCGAAGCTGTGAAGGAGAACCCATGAAGCGAGATTTTTTGGAAGGACTGGGGCTCGATAAGGATACCGTCGACAAGATCCTTGACGAGAACAGCCGCGACATCGGCCGGGAGAAGCAAAAAGCGGATCAAGCCAAGGAAGACCTGAACGCCGCCCGGCAGCAGCTGGCCGACCGCGACAAGGACATCGAAGACCTGCGGAAGTCCAGCGGGGACGCCGAGAGCGTCCGCAAGCAGCTCGAAGACCTTCAGGGCCGGTACACCAAGGAAACCGAAGATTACAAGGCGCAGCTGGCAAGCCGGGACTACGCCGACGCTATGAACCGCGCGATCACGGCAAAGGGCGTCAAGTTTTCCTCCAAGGCCGCCGAGAAAGCCTACCTTGCCGACCTCAAGGAAAAGCACCTTGAACTGAAGGACGGCGAGCTGACTGGCTTCGACGAGTGGCACAAGGCCCAGCTCGAAGCAGACCCGACCGCGTTCCAGTCCGACAAGCCCGCGCCTACATTCGTCAAGCCTGTCGGCCAGGGCGGCGCACCGGCGGCAAAGAGCAAGGGCGCAATGTACGCGCAGCAGTTCAACGCGCAGTTTGCGCAGACACCAAACAAGGAGTGATTTGAAAAATGTCTATCGTTGTAAACACAAAAGCAGAAGTCAGGCCGAATTTCCTCGAAAGCGAAGTCGGCCTCGTCCTGAAAACCCGTGAAATCCCCGCGTCGATGGGCGTGCAGGACGGCAAGCACAAGATCGTAAAGGCCGGTACGCCGTTCCCGTCCGACAACTCGAACGCAGTCGGCATCGTGTTTGAGGATATCGATGTGACGGACGGCAATATGCCCGGCTCCGTGATGGTCGCGGGCCGTGTGCTGGCAGACCGCCTGTCGCTGGCCTCCGCAGCAAAGACCGCGCTGTCCGGCAAGGGCTTCACATTTGTTGACGCGCCGGAGATCACGCGCGGATATACCGTGACCTACGACAAAAACGACGGCAGCGGCACGCCGCCCGTCGACGAGAACGTCTACACAGAGGGCTCCTATGCCGACGTCTCGACCGAATACCCGTTGACCAAGAGCGGCAACACCCAGACCGGCTGGAGCACGTCTAAGGGCGGCGCTGCCGTCTCCAAGGTCGAAATGACCGGCAATGTGACCCTGTACCCCGTGTGGACTACACCCTAAAGAAGGAGGAAAAACACCATGCCTGACATTCTTGAACTGATTTCCGACGCTGACCGTCTGGATTTCTCGCAGAACATTTCCGTCGCGCGCCCGGCCTACCTCGGAGACCGGTTGTTCCCGGATCAGAAAACCGAAAGCCTCAAGGCCGAGTACCTGCGCCTCGCAAACGGCGCACAGATCCCCACGATGGCGACCGTCCACGCCTTTGACACCGAGGCAGAGATCGCCACGCGCCCCGCGCTCGAAAAGACCGAGGTTGAGAAGCTGTTTATCAAGCGCAAGATCAACCAGTCCGAGCGGGTGCAGCTGCTCAACGAAAACGGCGTATACGCTGACAACGCCATTGTGAGCTACGTCTTCGACGATATGCGCCTGATGGCCGATGCGGTCAAGGTCAGAACCGAGGTCGCAAAAATGGAAGTTATCGCGACCGGCAAGATGACCATCAAGGAAAACAATCTCAACATGACCGTCGATTACGGCGTTCCGTCCGCAAACATCGGCTTCAAGATCGACTTCGGCGCAGACGCTGATATCATCGGCCAGCTTCAGGCCATCGCAGATCAGGCGGCGGCATCCGGCCACGCGCTGAGCGAAATGGTCGTCGGTACGAAGATCCTGCGCAAGCTCGCGTCCAACAAGGGCATTCAGACCCTCGTGTACGGCACGGTCGGCGCTGGTACATACGTCACCACCGAGAAGCTGCGCAGCCTCTTTACCGAGCTGTTCGGATTCGGCCAGATCACGACCAACGACCAGCGCTATAAGGCGCAGTCCGCAAACGGCGCGGAAAAGACGTATCGCTTCTTCCCAGAGGACAAGGTTGCATTCCTGTCCAATGGTATGGCCAATTCCTTCGGCGTTGGCCTGTGGGGCGTGACGCCGGAAGAAAAGGGCTATGGCCCGTACACCGACAAGAGTGCACAGCAGTATATCACGATCACCCAGTGGGAAACGCCTGACCCGAAGACCACCTGGACAAAGGCAAGCGGCCTGTTTATCCCGGTCGTGCCCGATCCTTACGGCCTGTTCATCGGCGCGGACGTCAGCAAGTAAAATCGAGCCTCCGCGCCTGCATGACGGGCGCGGAGGCTGACCGGAAGGAGGGCGCAGCATGATCTACGCTGATTATGAGTATTACGCGACTGTGTACCGCGGGACGGCGCTGGATGAAGAGCAATTTTGCGGCCTCGCCCGCAAGGCATCGGCTTACGTCGACTACATCACCATGAGCCGCGCGCGCTCCGCCGCCGGGGACAAGCTCGAAGCCGTCCAGAACTGCGTCTGTGCGCTGGCCGAGCTGGAGCAGGACGCTGGGAAGCTGGACAGTCTCGTCTACACGACCGACAGGCCCGTATCAAGCGAGACGGTCGGCGGCTGGTCGCGAAGCTTTGGTTCACGAAATCTGTCCCAGGCAGATATACAGCGGACAGAGACGCGCCGCCGTGAGATCGTGCTGGCGTACCTCGGGCCGACCGGATTACTCAAAGCGAGGGGGTATGGGCCGTGTCCATGTTCCCCCACACCGTAACCATCTACAACGTCTCGCAGGAGACAGACCCGGCGACATTCAAGGACGTGGAGAAAACCTACATCACCGTCCTGCGCGGCGTTCTGCTGGAAGCCTCCAAGGCGGCCAACGTCCGCCAGAGCGGGCTTGAGGGCGCGGATGCGGTGAATCTGTACATTCCGTTCTCTACGGTTGCTGTAGACGGCGTGACGGGCGCAGAAAAGCGCTACGTCGGCCCGCAAGAATTCTGGCGTGCAACTGATAAAAGCGGAATCTGGACGCTCTCCACGGACGGCAACGGCGGAACGACATTCTTTATCAAGGGTGAAGTCGTGGAGCCGGACAAGACCGAGCAGGCGCTTGAAATGCTCTATGACGACGTTTACAAGGTCACAAAGGTCGATATGAAGGACTTTGGAAGCCAGGACATGAGACACTTCGAAGTCGGAGGGGCCTAATATGCTGAAATTCAGCGTAAAGGCAGACGGCTTTGATGAATTGCATGAGGCAATCGCGCAGGCGTGTACCAAAGCGGAGCATATTGTCGCACTTCAGGCAAGAAAGGACACAGCCCCGTATGTGCCATTCTTGACCGGTTCCCTCGACCGCAGAACACAGGTGGAAGGGAATGCGATCATCTATCCCGGCCCATACGCAAGGTTCCTGTACTACGGGAAAGTCATGGTAGACCCGGAGACCGGAAGCACCTACGCGCCGAAAGGCGGGACAAAGGTACTGACCGACAAAAATCTTGTGTTCAACACGTCAGGACACAATCAGGCGCAATCGCATTGGTTCGAGGCGTCAAAGGCTGAAAATCTTGATAAATGGCTTCGTGTAGCGGACAAGGCGGTGAAGAATGGACGCTGAAAAGCAAAAAAGGCTGGTATCTGCGGAGGAAGAACAGGATATCTCCCGAAAGATGATGATCTGGGCAAATTCCTTCTCGGACGACGACATACCGGCCGCAACGATTAATTATGAATTCCTCGCCGCCGACTCGGCGAGTATGGCCCTGTCCACCATTCAGGGCGCGTACATCACACGAAAATTCATCCTCGGAGGGCACGAGGCGGAATATCAATTCAAGATCATCGCCCGCATCAAGCCCGGAAACAGCAACGACAAGCGCCTGAAATGCGACGCCATGCTGAACCGCTTCGGGGATTGGGCCATGCAGAACCCGCCGGATTTGGGCGACGGGATGCGCGTCCGGCGCATGGAAGCTGTCAGCCGCTCGGCCCTGTTCGCCCGGTATGAGGACGGCACAGAGGATCATCAAATTCTAATGAAACTGACATATGAGGTGATTTAACTATGGCAGAAGTTACTTTTAATACCACGGCCGGTCAGACCATCGACCGGGAGCTGCTGATCGCATATCTGAACACCGGCGAGTCCTCGACGCCCGTATGGTCGCCGTTCGGAACGCGCGTCACAGACTCCAGTATGGAGTACGACTGGCAGGAGGATTCCAGCAAGGACATCCTCGGCACGACCAGAACCACCATGAAAAAACCGATCATCACGCAGAGCTTTGACCCGTGCGACCTTGACGCGGGCGACGCGGCGCTGAAGAAAATCTGGGATCTGGCAATCAAGCAGCAGAACGCAGCCGCACTGGCGAATCAGGATGTGCTTATCGTCCATCATTACGCCGGCACAGCCAAGACGGCAGTCTTCGCGGAGCGCTACGACGGCACGATGGTCAAGCCGTCCAGCCTCGGAGGCGAGGGCGGCGGTTCTGTCGGCATGCCCATCGACGTGACGCTCGGCGGCAACCGCACGACCGGCACGGCGGCGATCGGCACCAACGGGGCCATTACCTTCACGCCGGACGCGGCGTAAGGAGGGCCCGCAATGCATGAAATCAGATTTGAAACCGGCGTCGTATCGTTCAAGCTGAACGACGCGGCGGAAGTCTCCTTCAACCCGACGGACAGCGCGTTCGTTGAACAGATCTTCAACACGTTTGACGAGCTGGACAGGAAGCAGGAGGCGTATAGGGCCGAGATCGACCGCTGCGCGGACAAGAAAGAGATCTTCGTAATCGCCCGCCGCCGCGACGCGGAAATGCGGGATATGATCGACGGCCTGTTTGCCAAGCCTGTCTGCACGGCCCTGTTTGGAACCATGAACGTCTACGCGCTGGCAGACGGCCTGCCGGTCTGGTGCAATCTCATGCTGGCCGTAATCGACCAGATCGACACGAGCTTCGCGGAAGAACAGCGAAAAACCAACCCGAGAATTGCGAAATATACGGCAAAATGGAAAAAGTGATCTGGGCGCTGCCGACCACGGTCGATGTGAACGGCACAACGTATCCGATCCAATCCGATTACCGCGCGATTCTTGATATCCTCGTAGCCCTGACCGACAGGGAGCTGGACGAGCGGGACAAGGCGGAAGCGGCGCTGACCATCTTCTATCCCGACTTCGAAGAAATGCCCGTCAGCGACTATCAGGAAGCCCTGAACCAGTGCTTCCGCTTCATCGACCACGGGCAGGAGAATCGAGAGAAGAGAAAGCAGCCAGAGATCATGTCATGGGCGCAGGACTTTGATCTCTATATTGCGCCTATCAACCGAATCGCGGGCTGCGAGGTCAGGGCGCTGGAATACCTGCATTGGTATTCGTTTCTATCGTACTATCAAGAAATCGGAGATTGCCTGTATGCACAGGTGGTTTCTATCCGCGATAAAAAGGCCAGAGGGAAGAGCCTCGACAAACAGGAGAGGGATTTCTACCGGCGCAACCGGGATATCGTCGATCTGAAGACAACATACTCGGAGGCCGAAGCCGACCTGCTTGCCGTATGGGGAGTCGGGACAAAAAACAGCCGCCCCGGTTAAGGGGCGGCAGCAGGAAAAACTTATTTTTTATACTCGAAAACGATTTCGCTACCCCAGAAGCTTGGAGAGAATCGAATCTCGATCTCACTCCAATCCTGCGGCGCTTCATATCCGACGACACCTTTCATTTTCTTCCCGGCGGCAATCGTGCCGTCAAGCTGCGGCTCGTCGGAACTCATCATGGCGGTGAGGCTGAGGCTGGTTGTATAGCCATCAATGTAGCTTTCGAATGAAAGCATGGTGCTGGACGCAATATCGCGGGATGAATTGTTTTCGATCTCGAATTCGCACAGAACAAAGACCTTTCCATCATCCGGCGAGACGTAATTTTGGCCGGAATTCTCGGTAACACTGAGCAACGTGACCGTCACGCCGTCTAGAACGACCTGATCCCCAACGCCAAATGTTTCAGGCCCGGAATCGGATTGCTGCGGCGGCTGCTGCGAAGAAGAAACTGAGGTTCCGACCTTTTTCGGCTTGGAGGACGATCCGCAGGAAGCAAAGGCCGCGCCAATAAAGACGAAAAGACAGAGGAATACGATTAAAGCCGTCAGGCAGCCGCTGGGGCGTTTCGCCTGCTTTTTGGTTTTTAGCCCGCCAACAACGTCAACGCGGTTCGAGGCGTTAATCTTGATGGTAAAAAACGCATTCTGTTGCCCTTCGGCAATGGTAAAGGATATGGTTTTATCCAGACGGCGATACCGGTAAAAAGAAAGTTCGTGCTGGCCCGGAGCGGCCACGGCTCGAAGTTCTTCACCATTTTTCAGCGTGCCGACATCACAGCCATCCAATGCAACGCCGACGGTCAGGCCAGAACCGTAAAAAGAATTGTCCCGGCTGATTTGGATAATGCAATCACTCATATTTCTTCCCTCCTTACTTGGAAGATAACACAAATAATAACAAAAATCAACCGAAAAGGTGGTGAAAATATGGCAGATGGGAAAATTGTGATCGCTGTCGACGCGGACGCGAAAAAGGCACAAAAAGAGCTGGATACGCTGTCTGCGAAAATCGACAAGATGGAAGCCAAGCTAAACGAGGACACCGGCACGCAGAGCGGGATAAAAAAGGAACTCGACGCAGCGCTTCAGGCCGCAAAGCAGACGGAAGACGCGCTGAAATCGCTCCGCTCGGAGGCTGACCGCCTTAAGGGCATCACGTCCGGAAGCGCTTCGGCTAATCCAGCGGAGTACATAGACGCTTATTCTCGGCAGGCGGAGGTTGCTGCGCAGATCAAAGAGCAGGAACAGCTGCTGGTGCAGCAAAACAAAACGGCGGAAAAGCTTGGGAGTCAATATGCAAAGATCACCGACAAGGTGATAAACCAGGCTGCTGCGCTTGACGCTGCAAAGGCTAAAGCCGGAGAGCTGGTGCAGCAGATCACAAATGCCAGCGGAGCTTCGGCCCGCGTGGCCGAAGCGTCGGCGCGCGTCGAAAAAAGCATGAATAAATTCGGGAGAAGATTAAGCGGGGTGCTGAGGAGCGCGCTGGTCTTTACTGTCCTGTCCCGCGGCCTTTCCCAGCTGCGCAGCTGGCTTAGCGAGACGATCAAGAAAAGCGACGAAGCGCGCGCGGCAGTTGCCAGGCTGAAGGGCGCTCTGCTCACGCTTGCGCAGCCAATCATGAAGGTGGTTATTCCTGCTTTTATCCTTCTTGTGAACGTGCTGACTCGAATTGTAAACGCGCTTGCAACACTGGTTTCGAAGCTGTTCGGAACGACTTTTCCGAAATCTGCGGCGGAAGCCGCTGCGGCATATGGAGACGAGGCGGAAGCAATCTCCGATGTGGGAGACGCAGCAAAAAAAGCAGGGAAAAGCATGGCGTCGTTTGACGAAATCAACCAGCTTTCGAATGATTCCGGAAGCAGCGGCGGCGCAGGAGCGGGTGGCGGAATCGGATCCGATACAATAGCACCCGATTTCAGCGCCATGATAAAGGATCAGCTGACATCAATTACAGAATTGTTTGTGGGCGCGGCATTGCTTGCGCTTGGCGCAATTCTCACGTTCAGCGGCGCGAACATCCCGCTTGGAATAGCGCTTATGGCAGTTGGCGCGCTGGCGGTGTGGGACGCGGTAAGCAATCACTGGGGAGAAATCGCTGGAATCCTGCAAGGGCAAGTCGGACTTATCACGGCGATTGTAAGTACTGCCTTGCTTGCAATCGGCGCGCTCCTTGTCTTTTCTGGCGCAAACATTCCGCTTGGCCTCGGACTGATGATCGCCGGTGCGGTCGGCCTTGCGGCCACTGTGGCGGCAAACTGGGGCTCAATTACAGAAGCGCTGCAAGGGCCCATCGGAATCATTACGGCAATCGTAAGCGGGGCGCTGCTTGTTGTCGGCGCGATCTTAGCGTTCAGCGGCGCAAACATTCCGCTTGGCCTCGGACTGATGATCGCCGGTGCGGTCGGTCTCGCTGCGGTAGCGGCTGTTAACTGGGACACGATCACGGCGGCCCTGCGGGGCCCTGTCGGAAATATTGTAGCGATCGTGGGTGCGGCATTGCTTGCGCTTGGCGCAATTCTCACATTCAGCGGTGCGAATCTGCCGCTCGGTATCGGGCTGATGGTTGCAGGAGCGGCAGGGCTTGCAGCAACAGCAACTATCAACTGGGATACGATCAAAACAAAACTGCAAGGGCCGATAGGGAAGATCACCGCGATTGTCAGTGCGGCGCTGCTTGCGGTCGGTGCGATCCTTGCATTTACAGGCGCAAGCCTTCCGCTTGGAATCGGGCTGATGGCTGCGGGCGCAATCGGACTTGCAGCAACGGCGGCTGTCAACTGGAATACGATTCAGGAAAAAATGAAAGGGCCGCTTGGCAAAATTACTGCAATCGTTGGCGGCGCGCTCCTTGCGCTTGGCGCGGTTCTCCTGTTCACAGGTGCAGGAATTCCGCTCGGGCTTGGACTTCTCGCAGCGGGCGGCGTAAGCCTGGCTGCGGCTATTGCGCCGAACTGGGATTTTATTGTCAGCAAGGTAAAAGATTGCTGGGGCAAAATCAAAGATTTCTGGAAGAAGAACATTGCGCCTGTATTCACAGGCGAATGGTGGGCCAATCTTGCGAAAAACGCCATGAACGGCCTGATTGCCGAAATCGAGAGTGGGATCAATCGCGCGCTTGGCGGTTTGGGCGGCCTTGTGAACGGGGCGATTAGGCTGCTGAACAAGGTTCCGGGCGTAGACATTGGAAATGTAAGCTGGGGAAATGTCCAACTCCCCCGCCTAGCCTCCGGCGCGGTCATCCCGCCGAACCGGGAATTCATGGCCGTCCTCGGCGACCAGAAGAGCGGGACGAACATCGAGACGCCGCTTGCCACAATGGTGCAGGCGTTCAAGCAGGCCATGAACGAAACGGGCGGCATGGGCGGCAGACAGATCACGGTTGTTATGCAGCTCGACCACAGAGAACTTGGACGCGCGGTGTATAACCTTAACAACGAGGAAACACAGCGCGTCGGAGTGAAGCTTGCGGGGGTGAAGGCATGACAAGCATTTTGAGCCTTGACGGCAAGGAGTATCCGAATCTGCATGTTGTGAGCCTAAAGCGTTCGTTTTCCGTCCTCGACGGCGATAACGTGGGCCGCGTGATGACCGGCGCGATGACGCGAGACATTATCGGTACATTTTACAATTACAGTTTGGAGATCGATCCTGTTTCGTCTGATCTTGCAGAATATGATGCGTTTTACGAGAACATTTCCGCGCCGGTCGATAGCCACGTTCTGACTGTCCCGTATGCGCAATCTGTTTTGACGTTTGATGCCTATGTGGCAAACGGAGAAGATGAACTTGTATCAAGATACGGCGATAGGAGCGAATGGCAGAACTTATCGATTAACTTTGTTGCAATGAAACCGAAGAGGGTTCCGGTATGAGCGTTCGAGTGATTTATGAGGACGTTGCGGTAGGCGCGGCGGAGGCGGCCAGCGTGGCGAGCACCGCTGCGAAGCCCTTCTCCGACCTTCCGGAACTGCCGTATGGCACAGAGCCGGTGATCGTCGCAACAAACGAGCTGAACCAGTGGGTGCTGGACGGCTCCCGTCCGATCCTCACGACCGAGCGGGCGGCGTTCTGGTCTTCGGCTCCGAGCAAAGCGGACTGCACCTTTGACGCGAACCCGACGCTGACTATCACGCTGGACGGCACGTTCGCAAGCTCCGGCATTTACCTCTATTTTGACGGTGGCACCGGCGACTATTGCAGCGCCCTGACCATGACGTGGTACAACGGCGAGACAACCGTCGCGTCGCAGGACTTCACGCCGGACGGCCAGAAATATTTCTGCGCCAAGCCAGTCACGGGCTACAACAAGCTCGTGATTGAGCTGAAAAAGACGAGCCTGCCGTACCGCTATGCGAAGCTCCGACAGATATTCTTCGGCATCGTCCGGGAATTCGAGCGGGAGGATCTGCGCAGCGTCAACGTCACCGAGGGTGTCAGCGTGATCTCCGACGACGTGGAGATCAATACGCTGGATTTCACGCTCGACAACTCAGACGATATTGACTTCATTTTTCAGGAAAAGCAGCCCGTCAGCGCCTACGACGGCGCAAAGCTGATCGGCGTCTTTTACATCAAGAGCTCGTCCCGGTCGAGCGAACGGCTCTATGATGTATCCTGCCAGGACGCGCTCGGCATTCTGGACGACGAGCCCTTCGCGGCGGCGGTCTACAGCAGCAAAAACGCGAAGGAGCTGATAACCTCGATTCTCGGCGCGCACTTCACGCTGGACTTCGACCCTGCGCTGGAAGACGAGACCGTAACCGGCTATATCCCGGACTGCACGAAACGAGAAGCGCTGCAACAGATCGTTTTCGCGCTTCGTGCGACCATTGACACAAGCGCGTCGCGTGGCGTGCGCGTCCGGAGGCTCACAGCAGCCGCTCCTGCCATGATCCCACTTGACCGGACATACACGGGCGGCAGCGTGGAAACGGCGGCAGTGGTCACGGAGATCCGCGTGACGGCACACAGCTATTCGACGTCCGGAAGCGGAGAGAGCGTGGAGGTCGGCGGTACGACCTACTATCACACGACGTCGGTCACGTCCAAGTCCAATCCGAACGCCACCACGCAGACCAAGCCGAACGTTATCGAGGTGCGCGACGCTACGCTGGTCAACAGCGACAACGTTGCCGCCGTCGCGCAGCACGTCTTTGACTACTATATGCGCCGTCAGACGCACAGTGTCAAAATTGTCATGGACAAGGAAGCCCCGGGCGATTATGTGCAGACCACAACGCCGTGGGGCACGAAGATCACCGGAACGATCACCAGTATGGACATTCGCCTCAGCGGAATCGCAGCGGCAGAATGCAAGATTATCGGCACATAGAACGGAGGTGCGGCATTTGGTACAGGGAGATTCGTATAACCTTAGTGTTACCATCAAGAATAAAGGGCAGCCGCTGGACATTGCAAGCGTTGAAAAGGTGGAGATTTCTCTGCTTTATCTGCAAAAGAGCTATCCGGGAGAGATCGGATACGAGGACGGAAAGTTTCTGTTTCCCCTCACCCAGCAGGAGACCTTTCGGCTCCCGAAGCTCTGCCAGATGCAGGTGCGCGTGAAATTCAAGAGCGGTGACGTGATTGGCTCGGAGATCAAGCAGATCGACGTTGCGCACGCGCTTTCAAAGGCGGTGTTGTGATGGGCGGCATTGAATTTGGACTCAAGAACCGCGATCCGATCGACGTTTCCTTTAACGTTTCCGTGCGTGCTGGCGGCGGCTCCGGCGGCTACAACATCGGCCCCGGCCTCAAGCTGGACGCCGAAACCAACACCCTGTCCGTCGATACGGCGGACGCAGTCGAAAAGGACAACACCAAGCCTGTCACCTCCGCTGCCGTGTATGCGGAGGTCGGCAACATCAACGCCCTGCTGGCGACCATCTAAAGGAGTGATTTTATGAGCACACAAGCCGAAATTACCAGATTGCAGACCGCGCGGAACAAGCTGCGCACATGGCTCGTCGGCCTCGGCCTCGCCGCGAGCACGGACAAACTCGACGCGCTGACCGACAAGGCCGCCGCCATCAAAAATCAGGGCGCGGTTGACGCCAACGTCAAGGAGGGAGAGTCCTATACCATCCCTGCGGGCTATCACAACGGCTCCGGCACGGTCAAGGGCGTCTCCGGCGGCGGCAACTACAACCTGCAGGCCAAATCCGTCACGCCGACGAAGGAGCAGCAGTCCGTCACACCAGATCAGGGCTATTACGGCCTGTCCGGCGTGACCGTCGGCGCGATCCCGGAAAACTATCAGGACGTGTCCGCCACGACCGCCGCACCCGGCGACGTGCTGGCGAATAAAGTATTTATCGACGCGGACGGCGTAACGCAGGCTGGCACCATGCCGGACAACGGTGCAGTGGAGAAAGTGCTGGACGCCACGACCGGGAACCAGGAGTACACTGTCCCCGCCGGTAAGCACTCCGGCACGGGCAAGGTATCTGTCGTGCTGGAAACCAAGTCCGCCACGCCTGCCGAGGCCGCGCAGGACATTACGCCCACAAAGGGCAAAGTACTCGGCAAGGTCACGGTCGGCGCGATTCCAGACAAATACAAGGACGTTTCCGGCGTGACTGCCGGAGCGGCTGACGTGCTGGACGGAAAGTTTATCGTGCTGGCCGACGGCAGCAAGGCCGAGGGCACCATGGCCAACAACGGCGCGATCTCGAAGACCATCGACGGCCTCACGCAGACCAGCGTAGACATTCCCGCAGGCTATACCTCCGGCGGCACCGTCAGCATGACAGACGACATCGAAAACGCCCTCGCTGCGATTTAAAGGAGGAACAGACATGAGCGTACAGACAGAGATCGACCGCATTATCACGGCAGTCGGCGCGGCGTATGACGCAGTGGAGGCCAAAGGCGGCACAGCCCCAGCAGCACAGACCATCGAAGGGCTTGCCGCAGCAGTCGGTACGATTCAGACCGGAATCGCTCTGCAGCTGATCGTAACAGTATCTGCCGGTGCGACGGTCACGGCGACAAACGGCTCCAAAACGATAACCGGAACATCTGACAGCACCGGAGTTTGTACGCTTACCGTTCCGGAGATCGGCACATGGAGAGTATCCGCTACGCTGGACGGGAAAACATCTGACACAAAAGCCGTAGCTATCACGGACAGCTACGCGGTGTCGCTTAATTTTGTATATCCGACACTGAATAAAAATACTTGGGAAACAATAAAAAATATATCCGACGCGGGACAGGGCGCGAACTATTGGAGCATTGGCGACCGAAAGGCGGTAACGCTAAACGGCACGGTTGGACATCTTACACTATCTAATTACACAACATATGCGTTCATTATTGGATTTAACCATAACGTGAGCCTAGAAGGGGAAAACCGTATCCATTTCCAACTTGCAAAGACCGCGCTCTCCGGCGGTACGGACGTGTGTTTCTGCGATAGTTACTATACCTCGCCCGTTTCGACAACCTGCTATTTCTCTATGAACAGTAGTGCAACGAACTCCGGCGGATGGGCGAGCTCGCAAATGCGTACAAATATTTGCGGGACAAGCCTCTCGAGCTATTCCGGAACGATTATCGCAGTCATTCCGGCGGCGCTCCGTGCAGTCCTAAAGTCCGTTACCAAGTACACGGACAATACGGGAAATAATAGCACATCCGCGAGTGCGGTCACGGCGACAAAGGATTACTTTTTCCTCCTCTCGGAGTTTGAGGTTTTCGGGAGCATTTCGAGAGCAAACTCGAACGAGGCGAGTAAGCAAGCGCAGTACGCCTATTATTCCGCTGGAAACAGCAAGGTAAAGTACAAGCACAACGGAACGAGCGCCGCCGCTCGTTGGTGGCTCCGTTCTCCGCTTGCGAGCAGCTCCGACGGTTTCGAGAATGTGAACACCAACGGGACAGTCGAAGACCGCACCGCGCGCGCTTCCTTCGGCTTCGCGCCCGGCTTTTGCGTATGAGGGACAAATCCATGGAGTATATCGTATATAAGCGATTTCATAGACAGGGTATTGATGGAGCATTTAATCTCCAGTATGGGACTGTGGTATCGGAGCTCGAAGGGTTCCTGTTTGCAGCAGACGGCAGGCGGATATGCGCTGCGACGTCCGAAAACGGGTGGGAGCATTTCAGGCCGAACACGCAGGAAGGTGCCGAGCGGCAGAAAATGCTGAACGATCTGTACCGATGGTACAGAAAAAACGGCTGCGGTGAAGACTTTACGGATGACAAATGGCCGGGGCAGGAAAACGGGTACTGGAAAAACCGGCTGCGTACCGCAAGCACAGAGCGATTAGAGAAAATCTATCAAGAGAAATTTGGAGGGACGCCATGTATGCAGTAAAACAGGACGGCGCGTTTGCCGGGTATGCGGACAGTATTGTGCCCATCCGACTGCACGGCAACGGTTGTTATGTCCCGTGCAAGGAAGATCAGGCAGAAGGATTTTGCGCTAAGATGGCTGTGACTATTACAGATGAAGAAGGGACTGAGCATCAGGTGCTTTCTGACAGGGTGTTTCATCTCCCCGGTTACACGTTGAAAGGTACGGAGCCGGAGGGCAGCTATGAGGAAATGGGTGCGGCACTGCCACTCACAGATGCAGAGAACGCGGCGAAAATTTTACTTGGGGAGGCGGAATAACATGAGCACCTACACCGAGCGGGCGCGGGCGCTGCGCCCCTATATCGTCAAAAGCGCCGCCAGTCTCACTGACGCCGACGCGAGTCTCGCGCCGGAGCTTTTCACCCGCCTGACCGGCTCCGGCAGCCTCGTCAAAGCCGGCACGCGCATCAACTGGGGCGGCACCATCAAGCGCGCCGCCTCCGACCTCTGGGACACCGACCAGAACACCCCGGACGCCGCCCCGGCCCTCTGGGAGGACATCGCCTACAAGCAGGGCTTCCGCCTCATCCCCGAGACCATCACCGCCGGCCTTGCATTCTCCAAAGGCGAAAAAGGCTGGTGGCAGGACGAGCTCTACGAATCCCTGCTCGCCGCCAACGTCTGGAACCCATCCGTTAACCCGGACGGGTGGAAGAAGATCACGGAAGAAGGTACATAGTCATGGACACCAAGACCATCATCGTCACCCTCGTCACCGACCGGACGCAGGCGGACGTGGAGCGCGTCAAGGCGCTGGCCGCGAAGGGCTTTGCTGCCATGACTTCCGACGAGCGGGCGGAATGGCTGGCCGGGATGAAGGGCGCGTATAACGCAAGCGACATGAACCGCGTGGGAACCGCCCTGAACTATCTGGCGGGGCGCCTCAGCTCGATCTGCGGCAAGAGCATCGCGTGGACGGCTAAAACCGATTGGGCCGTAACGGACATTATGACGGTATCACAGGCCGAGGCATACCGCAAGCAGGTGCAATCCATCCGCGACGCGCTTGCGTATCCTGCCGGGACGCCGGACGCGCCGCAGCTGGGCCGCCTGACCTACACCGATGCAAACGATATCGAGCGCATTCTTGCGCTCTGCGAAGACTTAATCGTCAACGTTGCAAAATCTTTTCGCCACACCGGCGCGGCGGAGTGCGCCACAGGAGGATTACTCACATGAAAGATAGGCAGCCAACACAGGTTTTAGCCAACGGCGCGATCCGCTACGGCGTGTATAACGCCGACGGCACGCTCGATCACTACGAATACCTCAAGCGCGAGGACGCGCCTACCGTCGAGGGTACGCCACTCAACAAGGCAAATCTGCTATCCGATGCAACCGCCGCGAAGATCTGGCCCGGCTCGAAGAAGCCGGACGACCCGACCGTGAACGACGCGCTCGGCAAGCTTTCGGAGGGTACGGCCAAAGTCGGCGACATCGCTATCACCGCCCGCACCGACCTCTCCGACGCATGGCTCCCGTGCGACGGGCGCACTGTATCGCAGGAGCAGTATCCAAAATTGTTTTCTGTGCTCAGAAGCTCTGCCGCGCCGCTTCCGTGGGCGTTGAAGACATCGAATATTCAGCCTGTAGCTGTGTGGTATCTGAATGGGGAATGGGTCGGCCTGTGCGACAGAAAGTTCTGGACATCGCCCGATTTGGGGACGTGGACGCAGCAGGCGGATATGCCGACCGGACTCTCGCTGGTATCGGATGTGCAGTATGCAAACGGCACTTATTACGCTGTTTTTTCCGGAGACTCCACAGAGGTAAACGGAGTGTACACAACGCGTAGCCTTGATACGCCGTTTGCGCTATATGCAAGCGGCAGCCTGCCTGGAAGCTCTGGACTGAAGATGTTTATTACGCCAAACGTTCTGTATATCTACGTAGTAAGAGGCGAATACGGAGTCTATAACAATTACACGGGAAGACGAGTAAGTGCCAGCTACGTAAACCAAACAACAAAGGAAATAGTAAGCATCCCAGATTTTATCAGCGGAATTGTATTTTACGCCGAAGAAAAGGACTGCTTTTACAAGCTGAACTGTAGCACCAGCGACATACTGGAGACTTCAAAGGCAAAAACCCTGATCAACCCGAAGTGGGAGGCAGTCAGCAGCGTAAACATCAAAGAATTAACTCCGTCCTTCAACCAGCCGTCGACGTACACCTATCACGCTTTGATGTCAGCTTACCATTGTGGGGCAAATATAATTGCTTTTTTTGCACTGGTGAACGCTGCTTTCTCTGGTGCGGGAACCACGATGTATAGCGGATATATGGTATACAGGTATTCTGCGGACTACGGTGCAACATGGGAAAACGGGAAGGTAGTTTCCTACAAAACCGATAGTTACTCGCTCGACAACTATACGAACGGCAAATACGAAAACGGGCTTTTAGTGCTTTCGGAAACCGCAAGCGAATCTGAAAGTGCTGGTCGAACGGAAAAGATCATTGCGATCAGCGCTCCAGCATCCGGCCCGGTATATGGAGACGTACTGGGGAGCGGCGTCGACAGTATTGCACTATCGCCGGACGGGGGAGCGGCATACATATCATCAAATGGGCTGGCGTACTGCGATTATAGCGCGGCGGGAAAAGAAATCCCTACCATCGGGACGGACACAAGAAGCAATGCCTACATCAAGGCGCTGGAGGAATAGCCATGCGGGATAGAATCGGCACAAATGATCTTGCAAACGGCGCTGTCCGGTATGGGGTGTATGACGCGGCGGGAAGCCTTCTGCGGTATGAATGGCTTCGCCCGGATGACGAGCCGCTGGAGGCCGGGACGCCGCTCACGGCCGGGAACCTGCTGACGGCACAGAGCGCTGCAAAGATCTGGCGAGCGGGCGACGCACCGGCGAACCCGATGGTAAATGAGGCATTCGGGAAGCTGTCGGAGCCGAATTATCACGTCGGTGACATCCTCACGACCGTCCGCGTCCTCTCCGCCCCGTGGCACGCGTGCGATGGCTCAACATTCGACCAGACTGCATACCCGGCCCTCTACGCAGCCCTCGGCGGCGCGACGCTGCCGACGATCAGCTATTCCAGTGATACCACAACCTACATCAAAATGGCGGACGATTAGCCCGGCAAATAAAAGAGAAAGGTACAGAAAAATGGACACCAAAACCATCATCGTCACCCTCGTCTGCGCCGTGCTCGGCTCGTCCGCGCTGACGGCGGTCGTCAATGCCGTCGTCAGCGCGATACAGAAAAAGCGCGGCAAGGCCACAACGCAGGAGGCGCACCTTGCAGAGATCGACAAAAAGCTCGGGAAAATGCAGGAGCATCAGGACGAGCAGTATCTGGCAATCCTCCGCCTCACGATCATGAGCGAGGAAATGCCAATGGCCGAGCGCCTGATCGCCGGAGAGAAGTATAAAAAGATGGGCGGGAACGGCGACGTGAAAAAATTCCTGCATCAGCTGGAGGCGCAATGCGGGCATAGCAATGGAGTTCAGTAAAAAGTGGCTGATTTGCAGCGCGCTCGTCGGCCTCGCGCTTATCATCGCCTGCGCGGCAGGCGCAGACCTGACGGAGATCACGCTTGCGGTGCTGGCCGAAACAACGGCTTCCAGCGGATTCTATCTCTGGAAGGCCAAGAACGAGAATCGCGCGAAGTACGCGCAACGGTACATGGATAAATGGGCCGAGAAATACGGCCCGGAAGCGGCAGCACGCATCGCAGAGATCGTGCTGAAAGATTGAAAGGAGCATACATATGGACTACACACAGATCATCTCGGCAGTGATCGCGCTCATCAGCGCGCTCGTTTCGGCATTTTTAATCCCGTGGCTCAAAACCAAGATCGATGCCAACAAACTGCAAACCATCAAAACATACGTAGAGATCGGCGTAAAAGCGGCGGAACAGCTCTACGCGGCAACGGACGGCGAGGAAAAGAAAGCCTATGTGATCAATTTTCTGGCCGAACACGGAATCCGGTTCGACGTATCTACAATCGATCAGCTGATCGAGGCCGCCGTGCTGCAGCTGCACCACGAGTTGTACGGGAGCGAGCGGGCATGAGCGTTATGAAAGCCTCCGAGCTCGTCAGGCGGCATATTGACGTCGCGAAGAATTGCAAAACCGTGTATATGTGGGGCTGCTTCGGGATGCCGGTTACAGAAAGCATCATCCGGGAAAAAGCTGCACAGTATCCAAGCTGGTACACAGCCGCCAAGCAGTCTGAGCTGCGCAAGCAGATCGGCAAGAGCTATTTCGGCTTTGACTGCGTGAACCTCACGAAGGGCATTCTATGGGGCTGGAACGGCAATCAGAACGCGGCATATGGCGGCGCAAAATACGCCGCGAACGGCGTCCCTGACGTCTCCGCCGACGGCATGATCGCGAAGTGCAGGGACGTATCCGCGTCCGGCTGGGACAAACTCGTCCCAGGCGAAGGGCTGTGGATGCCAGGCCACTGGGGCCTGTACATCGGAGACGGCTTGGCCGTTGAGTGTACGCCCATCTGGGGTAATGGCGTGCAGATCACCGCCGTTCTGAACATCGGCTCCAAGAGCGGGTACAACGCCCGCAGATGGACGAAGCACGGCAAGCTCCCGTGGGTGGAATACGATACGGAAACCGTCGACAAGGCCGTCGAGGCGGCCAAGGAGACGATCAAGGCAAAGGCCGGGCTGGCGGACAGCACGATCAAATATCTCGCCGATTATAAATACGGCGACGACCTCCTGAAGAAGCTGGCCGCGGCCATGAAGTAAGGAGGCGGGGCGTATGTCGCCGCAGGCACGCGGCAAACTTCCCCCAGAGCTGGGCCGCCTGACCCGCAAGGATATGGAGGCCGTGATCTATCAGGCCAATCTTGGCCGGGAAAATGAGAAGATCGCGCAGCTTTACTTCGTGGACAAGCTCCCGCAAGTGGACGTTGCAACAGAATTGTATCTTGGCCGCGCCACGGTACAGCGACGCCTGCCGGAGATCATGGCGCGGATGAAGGCTGCGTCCGGCAGTCTTCCAAACTGAGCGGAAATGATGCACAAGTGATACGCAGCTGAGGCACATCAAAACGCAAAAAAGCCCATACTGGACACACAAAGGAGTGTTCGGTATGGGCTTTTCTTATTTCAATCCAAATCCCGCCGGGCAGAAGGTCGGGGACTGCACCGTCCGGGCCATCGCAAAGGCGACCGGGAAGAGCTGGGACGAGGTATATATCGGATTGTGCCTGCAAGGACTCATCATGGGCGATCTGCCGAGCGCAAACAGCGTATGGAGCGCTTACCTCCGGCAGCAGGGCTTTACCCGGAACGTAATCCCGAACACATGCCCGGACTGCTACACCGTCGCGGATTTCTGCGCAGACCATCCGCGCGGCGTGTACGTTCTTGCTCTGTCCAGTCATGTGGTCTGTGCGGAGAACGGAAACTATTTCGACACATGGGACAGCGGCAATGAGATCCCGCTGTTCTACTGGGCAAAGGAGGATAAATGATGTTCGGACAACAGCCGTATGTGTATCAGCAGCCGATTTACAATCAGCCGCCCATGCCGCAGATGCAGGAGCCGCAGATGCAGATGCGTCCGCAGTATCAGCCCGCGCCGCAGATGCCGGCTTATCAGCCGCAGCCACAGCAGCCGCAAAACCAGTCGATCATCTGGGTTCCTAACGAGCAGGCGGCAAATGACTTTATCGTCGCGCCCAACAATGCTGTTACGCTTTGGGATATGAACGCGCCGGTCGTGTACGTCAAAAAGGCCGACGCAAGCGGAAAGCCGACCATGACGACCTACGACCTTGTAGAGCGTGCGCAGGCCGCGCCAGCGCCCGCAGCGCCGCGAAAAGACATGAGCGAAGAATATGTGACCCGCAGAGAGTTTGAAGAGCTTGTGGCGAAGCTGGCCGCCCCAAGCGTCAGGCCGCGAAAGATGAAGGAGGCGGACAATGAACCCACTGTTTAACGCCCTCGGCGGCGGACAGCTGCCCGGCCCGATGGGGCAGTTCCAGAACATGATACAGCAGTTCCGGCAATTCCAGAACAGCTTTCAGGGGGATCCAAAAGCAGAGATCGAAAAGCTGGTGCGAAGCGGGAAAATCTCGCAGCAGCAGTTGAATCAGCTGCAGCAGGTGGCTGGACAGTTTCAGCAGTTGATGGGATAAAAACAGAGGGCGTTTAGCCCTCTGCGTACTCCCAAATATAGCCCTTGTAAGTATCACGCTGATAATGCCCGTTGCAGGCAGAAGAAACAGATGTAATCTTGTATTCTTCCGGCAACTCCGAAAGGCTGTTATAAACGGCGACAATATCTCCAGACTTCGTTTTTTGCAATATTTTTCTTCGGTATTCGTCCTTCCGATGCTTCAAAGGAACTTCCAATATATCCTCGGCAGACCACCCTTGCATGAATCGATATTGTATGGCGTAACGGCTTATTCCGAGCTTACGCGCCCACTGGGACAGCGATAACTTTTCACCTTTATACGTCAAGTATTGATTCGTGCGTTTATTGTTTTGCTGCGTCTCGTCGTCTGCCCATCTGCAATTTTCAGGGCAATAGTTTCCATTTGGGTCAATCCTGTCCAGGGAATACCCTTTCGGACGCCCACCAACAGAGTCAGACCATTCAACGAATTTCTGAAAGTCTCTCCATTCTTGACAGACAGAGATTCCGCGCCCTCCATAAACAGAGAACATCTGGTTATTTGGATTTTCGCAGCGATCAAACATGGCGTTCCAGACCTTATGCAATGGGTGAGATGATCTTCCATCAAACACGCTGCTGCTATTGTTTGGAAGTGGTCGATGTTTGTATTTTGAGCATCCGCAAGATTTAATACCGCCGTTCTTAACGTATGTCAATCTGTTATCTCTTGTGTTTCCACAATCGCAACGACAGCGGCACATATAATAACCGGATTCTTTGTTTTTCCAAATGCTCAAAATTGTTAATCGATTGAACTTTTGACCAATTAGCGATTGATGCTTTTTCTCGTAATATCCCTTATCTCTATACGGCATAGCACTGTCCTTTCGTGCAGTCCTAAAAAAGATTGCACGGAAACCGATAGGACTTTCGGCTTGTCGGGAGCTACCCTATCCGTGCAAGTAAATTATATCACATTTTTGCTATCAATACAACGTTTTCTGGCCAGAAACTTGTAAATAAAAAGCTTATGAAAGGAGAGATGTTATGTCTCTTACAGATGGTGGGATTCAGACCACGATGCCCGTTGCACCTGCTGGCGCAATGAATGGCGGCGGCTTTGGCGGCTTCGGAGATGGAAACGGCTGGTGGATTATTCTGTTCTTCATTGTTCTGATGGGGTGGAATCGGAACGGTTGGGGCGGCAATAATGGCAGCGGCGCTGCGGACAACTATGTTCTTGCAAGTGACTTTGCTACGCTTCAGAGGCAGATTGACAGCGCGGCGTCCACACTCGAGCGTAAGGGCGAAATTACCCAGCAGGGTCTTTGCGACGGATTTTACGCAATGAACACTACGTTGCTGAACGGTTTCGCCGGTGTCAATCAGAACATGAACACTGGCTTCCAGTCCGCCGAGCTTTCCCGTTGCAATCAGCAGGCTGCGCTTATGCAGCAGCTGAACAACATGGCGATGCAGGCACAGGAGTGCTGCTGCGAAAACCGCGCTGCAATCGCCCAGGTGCGCTATGACATGGCGACGCAGGCGTGCGACACCCGCAACACCGTGCAGAACACCACCCGCGACATCATCGACGCCATGAACTGCGGCTTCCGCAGCATCGACCAGCGTCTGACGGCGCAGGAGCTTGCGGCGAAGGACGCGAAGATCGCCGAGCAGAACCAGCAGCTCTTTGTTGCGCAGCTTGCGGCAAGCCAGAACGCTCAGACGCTCGATCTGCGTAACTACGTGAGCGGGCAGTTGGCGTATTACAACCCGCGCCCGGTTCCGGCATTCAGCGTTCCGGCCCCGTACCAGTACGCAGGATGCAACAGCGGCTACAACTACGGCTGCGGCAACTGCGCGTAACAACTCCACATCGTAGAGCTTTTTCGTGGCCTCACGAAAATGGTCGGCCCCCATTGCCGATACTCGATAGCAACGCGGCGGGGCAATCGTCCCGCCGCTGTATTTTTTTTTTGAAAGGAATGATTTTATGGCAACATATAAGGAACTCAAGAAGAAATTTATCGATCACCTGATGGGCGTGGATCTGTACAAGATGAACATCACGGATCTCTACACATACGCCTGTATCCTGAAAACGGTGGACGAAATGGAGCAGCCGAGCTGCGCAGAGGCGATGAAGACGGCGATGGAGCCGATTTTGAACTACTGCAAAGCAGGCAATTCGGGAAGCGGGGTGTTTGGAATTGGCTGAGTTTACGAATTCCAACATCGTCGGCGTCGCCGCCGGGCAGAACGTCCCGCTGGCGGAAACGGCAGTGAGCAGCAAGCCGTGCATCGTTCACCGCGAGGGCAGCGGCCTGATCACGCTGCGCGGGCTGACGAATCAGTGTAGAGCAGTTTTCAAAGTCTCCTACGGCGGCAACATCGCAATTCCAACCGGCGGCACGGTCGAGGCGATCACGGCCGCACTTGCCATCAACGGTGAAGCCCTGGCAAGCGCGACGGCGACTGTGACACCGGCAGCGGTAGAAAACTACTTCAACGTTTATGTATCCGCACAGGTGAGCGTGCCGAGAGGCTGCTGCCTGACGGTAGGTATGCGGAACACCAGCACGCAAACGGTTAATTTTGCAAACAGCAATCTTACCGTCGAGCGCGTAGCATGAAAGGAGGAAGCAATATGTATGATCTGAGGAATCTCCGCGAAATGCTCTGCAAAGAGCTGGACGAAATTGCCGAGAAGCGGGAAATGTCCGCAGGCGACCTCGACGCGATCCAGAAGTTGACCAGCTCCATCAAGAATACCTACAAGATCGAGATGGCTGAAGACGGCGGCTATTCCCGCGATGGCGAGTGGGAGGCGGATATGCGCGGTACTTACGGCCGCGGCAGCTCTTACCGTGGCCGCCGCCGTGACGCAATGGGCCGATATACCCGCGCTGATGCCCGCGAGCATATGCGCGCGCAACTGGACGATATGATGCGCGACGCGGACGACGATAAGACCCGCGAAGCGATCCGCCGCTGCATGGAGCAGATCGAGCGGGCATAAGGGGGATATGATATGCTGGATAAAGCCGAGATCCGCAAGGAGATAGCGCGGCTGGAATATGAGGAATCCAGCTATCCCAATTATGCCAAACTGGCAGATCTTTATGTGATACGCGACAAGATGCAGGAGGAGGAACGGGGCGACGGCGGTAGGTATGTGGGTTGCTACTCCGGCGCTCCCGCCCCTGTGACCGCAGAACCGGCTACCGTGGGCGAGTACGGGGACAGTGATTTTTTACTTGCGGTAGCCGGGAAAGACCCGGCAAGGGCTTGGGCGGTCGTTGATGAACTTATGGACACATTATCGCTTGTGAACCGAAAAGTCTATGATTCTATGCTTCGGAAAATAAAGTCCATGTAGCAAAAAAATAGGGGAGTCCCCTCGCATTGCGCTGAATCTGTAACATATAATGTAGCATACGGGAAATAATTTTATGTTACAGAGCGTGTCATAACGTGATTTTTTGCTTTTTGAAAATACGCAGAAAATAGGGTGAAAAGCATAAAAAAGTACCGATTTTAGATTTAAAACATCTAAAATCGGTACTTTGGCGCGGAAGGAGAGATTTGAACTCTCGCGCGCTTTTTAGACGCCTACTCCCTTAGCAGGGGAGAAAAACCCATTGAAAACACTGGGGAAATTGGCGTTTGTAACATATTTTGTAGCATACAGAATTCACTCTGGCGAGTCGTTTTGCAACTGATTTACGGCATCGACCATGCCTTTCATGTCCGGATGTACGTACCGTTGGGTAGTGGTTATCTTCGTGTGGCGCATGATTTCCTTGATCGTAAACGGATCAATGTTTTTCATCGCGAGGGCTGTAGCGGTTGTATGGCGGCATGAGTAAGGTGGTAGCTTTTGCACTCCGGCAAGCTCCAAACACTCATAATATCTCTTGTAAAAATTATCTTTGTTTATGCAGCAGATATTTCCGACGCGCGATTTGCTTTCTTCGCATAGTTCATGCAGCACCGGCGCAACGAAATCTGGGAAGACCATAGGCGTTTCCTTCCGCTTCTTTGTCTTTATGCCGCCTCGGACGATCTCATTCTTTTCAAAGTCAATCATATCTTTCTTGAGTTTTAGAAGCTCACCGGGCATCATGCCGGTATAAATCATCGTTAAAATAAACCCAATGAAGTGGTCTTTTGCATACGCTTCCCATAGCTTTTTTACGTCGGTGTCGGTGAACGGCTCCGGCGTTTTTTCTTCAAGCTCCGGAAGCTTTATGTACTTTGCAAGATTCACGGTTGTTTGCTTTTCTGCGATTGCGAGGTTATAACAGTGGGAGAGGACGGTTTTCATATCTTTCCGCGTGTAATAGGTGCTGGCGTTGCGGTCGATAACATCCTGTATCTGCGCGATGGTAAGCGCGTCGATCTCACGGTCGGCGATTTCTCTCATGCGCTCGAATGCCTTTTCCGCCGCGCCCTGACGATCAGCCGATAAGGATAGATAATCCCCACGCAGATATGTTTTGTAGTATTCTCTTAGAGTGGGGCTTCGCTGCTCTTCCTTCGGAGGGTTTGCGGCATATTGGAGGGCGGCGCGCTTTGATGTAAACCCGCCTTTTGTTCGCATCCTTTGCCGAAGCTTGTCGTTCTCGTCTAGGTAAGTTCTTTCTGTCCAACGCGCCGTCCACGTCTTCCCTCGCTGGTAAGCGCTTCCTTGCCCGTTCCCGCGCGTCCGGCTTCGCCGCGCTTCCTGTTTTTTCCCGCACCAGCAACAGTAGGGCGCGCCGTCTGGAATTTCTTTTTTACACTTGATGCACTCCATGTTTCCCTCCACGTTCTTTTCGGATCGCGTAGAAAGTAATTGCCGAAGCCAGAACTGAACCTACGATCAGGGCGATACACGCCCATGCGGTTACGGACAAGTCTCCATCTCGAATGAGGCCTGCGTTCCGAATCTGCGCATCCGTTACAAGGCAGGCAATCAGGGTAAAGGAGAGAAGCAAACAAAATAGGGCGAGAACGTAACACATTGTATGTGTAGACCTTATCTGCGCGCTCTGTAGGGCTGCTGCTGCCTCCAGCTTGGCGTTTTCAAGCTCGACACGATGGATCTGCTTGGTCAGCTTTTCCGGGCTTCCGACGGGATTCTCAAGGCCGAACAGCTCGTCGAGCGACAGACCAAGCGCTTTACATATTGCGGCCGAGTTATAAAGCCGTGGATCCGCTTGTGTTCCGGCATATAATCGGCTCACGGTGGAGAAGGAAACTCCGGACTTTTCCGACAGCTCCTCCAGCGTCATTCCGCTGTGATCTTTCGCATTTCTGATTTTCCCATGATACGCGCCGATAAACGGCGCGAGTTCCTGTATTGCGGACATTGATGCGCCTCCAATCGCAGATTGTATTGTTATTTCTTACATTTTCCGGGTGAAAACGCAAACTATGAGAAGAAAACGCAAAACTCGGTCTTTTCTTACAAACATTATCTGGTACAATAAAAACGTAGCAGATAGTTCCTGAATCCGGCATCTGTTGAAATGGCCCCACCGTATGTTCCAGATACGATGGGGCCGGGCAAACCAAATATTATATCAAATCATCAGTCCCATAAACTGTACACCATCGGATTCCTGATTCCCAAAAATAACGCGGTCTGTTTGTTTATAATACCATGTTGATTTTTAGAACAATCGTTCTATAATAAATGACAGGAGGAAAAAATATGGAGTGCATCAACATCCGGGTAAACAATGGGCGGGTCGACGTGACGGTCGACGGCGCGAAGCTGACGGACGTGCACAGCGTCAGCGTGGACTACATCAAGGGCATTCCGCTCCTGTTTGCCTGCGTCGCGGACGTAGGCCGGGAGCAGGACGAGCGGCGGGAACCGAGAATCCTGCACTGAATTTATTGTGCGTCCCTCGAGTTCGCTTCCTCCAGCACATTGCCGGTCTGGTCTACAAACTGCACACGCACGTTGTCGGCCGGAGTTCCGTTGAATGCGTTGTACATACCGCCGTACATATAAAATGCCAGTGTAAGGAGTGAGTCCTGAAGCCCAACCACATCAGTAGAAAGCGTTACAGTAAATGACGTGTAATCGCTGGACGCTTCGGCGGAAATGACGTTTGGGTAGTCAGAGGAACCGGCCATGTCCGCAAGCTGGGCGTCAATGTTCTGCGCCAGCTCCTGCATAAGCTCTTTGTGTCGCTCCGCTGTCATAACGTAGGTCGCGGAGCCGTCAGGATTCAGCGCTATAGACAGAAGCCCGTCTGTTTCCTTTACCTTTTCGTCCAATGCTTGCTGCGTCGCATCTTCGCCGATAAAGTCGGCTGGGATCGTGAGCTTGACCTTATTGCCCCATGTTTTTTCAGCCGTTATCGGTGTGGTTGCCGTTTCCTCGGTCTGTGCGTCGTCTTCCGTCTTTGCCGACTCCGATGCGGAGATTGTATCCGGCTCCTGCCTCTTGATCGGCTCGGCTGGCTTCTTCGCGGGCTTTGATGCGATAAGGACAACTGCCAGCACAACGGCAGCGAATGGAACAGAAAGAATCGCAATTTTTTGAACCGAAATCATCTTTTTGTTTCTTGCGCCGCATTCCGGACAGACGTGGGCGCTTGCATTGATTTGCGTTCCGCAGGAGCGGCAGATCATCTTTCGGTTCGGCGTGTCACAGTGCGGGCAGAACTTCTCCCGTTCCGGGAACTCTGCCCCGCATCTTGGGCACTGCACAATATATTCATTTTTAGTCATCAATGCGGCACTCCTTATATGGTTTGTAAACAATTACATATTACCACTTAAAACCAGCAACCGCAATGTAGAAGCTGCACAAAAATAAACGTCGGAATTTGGAAGAACGGAGATAGGAGCGGACAATGGTTGAAAATTTACGGGAAGTATGCGATAATGACACCAAGAAAACAAACGTTCGTGAGAAATTAAAAGCTGCCATTTTGTCGTTGACAGACGAACAGGCCGCGTATGTATTAAGGAGGTTACAATGCTGTTTGCAAGAAAAGAACTCGAACGCCTGAGAGAAGAAAACCGCGATCTGAAAGAGCAGCTTTCGCTGGAACAGGAGAAAACGCGACGGGCTGCGCTTATCAGCGATGCAGCGCTTCCGCAGTGCCCAAGCCTTGCCTGCTCTGGGTGCAAGCACGTAGTCGTCCGATACACCACTTGGGGCGGCTGGTACGTGATCGGATGTGGGAAAGATAATCCCTGCAAAGATTACGAGCCGACAGACATTACCCCTGAAAAGGCCGAAGCTATCCGAGAAGCGCTGAATATCCAGTGGCAGCGCGGGAACTTACCCGTTTAACAAACAATTCAGAAGGAACCCGCATACAGCCCCTATCAGGGCAACAATGATATCTTTGATTGTCAGGCTGCATTCTTTAAATGATTTCTGCTTTTCATATGCGAGGTAGTTTTCGCCCCTTTTATTGGCGAGTATACCGACCTTCCCGCCGTTTTCGAGGCGGTATACAAATCCGTGCCCGCAAAGAACGGTAATATCGTTTCCATTTTCTTCTGTTACAAGCACAGCGTCGTCCTGTGAACGGCTCAAAAGATCAAGCTGTGTCCTTGTAAGTGCGATGTAAGGGAAATCATCTTTCCTGTTTTCGCGTTCATTCATCCAATTCTGGTACTCCGCCTCTGTCCGGAGCCGGTCATTTGGATCGGTAGGAATAAAAACATTATCCATAGTGGCCCTCACATCAGCTTCAGCGCTTCAGCAATAAACCCGGCAAGCTTTTCACATTGCTCATCCGACAAACCATCAATTAAATCGCGGAGCTTCTGCTTCGGCTCGCTCACCGCCCCATCCTTCGGGATGGGGTCTTTTTTTATGCCTTTGCCTATCAGTTCTTCTACTGTTACGCCGAAGTAGTCGGCGATTTTTTGCGCATTTACGTCAGAGGGTTTTGTCTTCCGCGCTTTCCAACAGCTTATTGTTGACTTGTCAATTCCGAGTTCTCGGCCAACGTATGCAGGGGTTTTGTTTACAGAAGCGCAAAGCGCAACAAAGTTGTCATAAAACACAATAATACACCTCTGGAATTGTTAAATACGACGAAAGTTGAATTAGTTTGCAAATAGCGGTTGACAGTTGAGAATGTTTGATGTATTATTGCCTTGTGGTTGAAAAAGTTTGCAACAGACAAGACCCAAGCAAATCAACGCTTGCGCCAATGCTAATGTGTTTCTCGCAAATTCATAGTAGCACAAACAGTAAACAATTTCAACAATAAATTTCAAAAGTTGACTGCGGCGAAAAGAAAAGCCGCCCGTGGTTCGTTCACGAGCGGGTTTCCCCAGAGTTGTTTACCAGAACGCGCTGCACAGGATGGTCGGCTGCATTACTTCGCATCCGTCCGAATTGGTAGAGTTCTTTCCACCGGCTCGGCAATACTATCCTGACACAAAACGAACTTGCGCTTCTATGGACGCGCCGCTCACTTTGGCAGTTCTGGCGCTGCCCCTTGCCCTAACGCATCACGCCGTTTCTTTGGTCTGGAACTGGCAAGTTCAAAAGTTTGGTCATGAAAACCACCTCCCGAATTTACCTAAAAGGGCTAAGGACAGTATAGCACGTCCGGGGCGTTGCAGTCAACAATTTTAACAGAATGGAGGTGTGTATATGCCTGAAAAATGGACAGGCGTACTGATCGGGAAAATGCACAATGCGCGTGTTTCATACGACGATCTTGCCGCAGAGCTTGGACTTACAAAAGGCTATCTGTCCTTGATCCTGAACGGGAAAAGAAATCCGCCGGGTGCGAGGAAGCGCTTGGAAGACGCGGTTAAGGCCGTGATCGAACGAAGAAAGGAGGAAAAATGACGCTGGACGATATCCGGGCAATGTCAAAGCCCACAATCCTCGCAAGCGAGGCGGCGCAGGTGCTCGGCTGTACCCCGCAATGGCTTCGCTTGATGGCGAGGGAACAGCCTGAAAAGCTGGGCTTCCCGGTCTGCTGCACAAGCAAGCACAGAGTGAAGATCCCGAGAGAGCCGTTTTTGCGGTTTCTCGGAGCATGAGGAGGAACAAATGAAAGTTAGAACTGCCGGGAACAGGAACAGAAGGAGGATGCAGCATGGCGGAAGTGAAGACCTACACCCTGACGCTGGATGCGCAGGAGCTGCATGATCTGATCGAGGCGGTGCTGGTCTGCGAGTGCCAGGCAGCGCAGATCATTAACGGACTCAAGCGAAAGGGACTGGATCTGGACGCGCAGAAGCTCGTGACACAAAACGCCCGTCTGGCGCGTCTCGTCAGGCGGATGCAGGAGACGAAGGAGGATAAGCGGAATGCGGAAACTGATTCTCAGCGGAGACGATTGGTTTGAGCTGAAGCACACGCTGGAGCTACTTGTGATCGCGACCCACAATGAGGCCAATGAGTTTGAGGCAATGGCCGCACACCAGCCCGCGGAAATAGCGGAGCGGGCTGCAAACCTCGCAAAACGCCGCCGGGAAAGGATGGAGAACTATAAACGGCTTATGGCACTGGTAGAATCGGCAGAACGGCTGCCGGATACGAAGGAGGACGCAGAATGAGAACCAATCTTGCAGAACGGCTCGGGTATGAGCCGGAGGAAACGACCGAGGAGCGCCGGGAGCGGCTGCGTGAAGAATTGGAGGCCCGCAAGGCGGCGCGGCGGATCGTCAAGGGCCTGTGCCTTTGGGTCAGCGGCGCAGCGATGATCTTGGCCGCAATGGCCGGGACGGCCGAAATGACGTATGAATGCGTCGTGACTGGCTTCGTCGCGCTCGTAGCGCTGCTGTATGGTCTGGCATAAAGAAATGACCCCTGCCGCGCGGCAACGCGACAGAGGCCGAAAGGAAACTTAAGACGCCTTTATTATAGGGCAGAAAGGAACCTATGTCAAGTTTAACGGATTTACGCGTCCGGCACGGCGCAAAGGCCTGTGTCGAGGCGGTTCGGGCCGACTACCCGAAGTTCAACAAATGCCTGCTTTCTCAGTGCGAAGCACCGGAGAAATACGGCGTACAGCTTGTTCCGGAGGCAGCCGCGGCGATCAAGGCGCTGGACGCGCCCAAGAACCGCGCAGATCGCCGGAAGAAGACGAACCGGTATTACTTCCGCCTGACGGACGATCAGGCTAAGAAGCTGGACAGGCTTCTGAAAAAGCTGGGCTATTCCACGGTTCAGAGCTTCTGTGAAGCGCTGATCCGCCAGGAGGTGAGCCGGAATGGCGTATGATGGCGAAAATCTGTACTTGAGCATTCCGGAGCCGGAGTATGAGCCGGACGAGCCGGAGGACGAAGATCGCTATTTATTCCCGCCGCTGTGGCTGGTGGGAAAGATGAAACAGGAGGATCAACATGAAAGTTTATAAAGGCACGAATAAGGATATGAAGTGCCGCGGGTTTCAATACAAACTCGGCGAAACCGCCGTTTTTGATGGAGAGCCGCATCTTTGCGAGGCTGGCCTGCACGCGTGCGAACAACCGATTGATGTGCTGAACCACTATGCACCGAACGAAAGCCGATATTTTGAAGCAGATGCCGAAGAAGTAACTGACGAGCGTGAACCGGATGACAGCAAAATCGTCGCGAAAAAAATGACGTTGAAAGCTGAGATTGGCGTTCCCGGCCTCGTGAAAGCGCAGATCGAATATATCAAGAACCAAATCGGATTTGACGATGCGATCAAGCGCGCAAACGCCGAAAAAGAGAATCATGCCACAGGCGATCAGGGCGCAGCCTCCGCCACAGGCGATCAGGGCGCAGCCTCCGCCACAGGCAATCAGGGCGCAGCCTCCGCCACAGGCGATCAGGGCGCAGCCTCCGCCACAGGCAATCGGGGCGCAGCCTCCGCCACAGGCAATCAGGGCGCAGCCTCCGCCACAGGCTATCAGGGCGCAGCCTCCGCCACAGGCTATCAGGGCGCAGCCTCCGCCACAGGCT